TGTATAATCTAGTTTGCCCTCTTTATACAAATTACCTAAACTAGGTTCTACATCACTTATTGTATCAATTATTATATCGTCTAATTCTACAATATCAGCTATATCACCTTGACCTTTACCGCTTGGTTTAAATTTACTTTGGTCTAATAGATTATTCACAGTAACTTTATTATCTGCTATTATTCCATTAGTTTGCGCAATAAAATCATCATATTTTGTAAATGTTTTTAATTGCTCTGCCTGTTCTGTTGTAATGTATGGCTCACCATTTATTTTTGGAAATGTTTTTTGTGTATCTATAATTTCTTTAAATGCAGCTTTATCAGCATCGTTATTAAATACATACCTTATCTCATCTTGCGGTTTACCTGTAATACTAAATATATAACCTTCATCAGCATCTAAAATTTTATTGCGGTATGCAAGTGTAGCTTCTGCTGTTTTAGATTTTTCTATAAGTGGATTTAATCTTTCTATATATTTTTGTGCATTACCATCTGGGTCAAAAGTTGTGTATTTACTTTTTGGTACATTTATCATTTTATCTCGCATACTTATGATACTAGACGATGGCATTGTTATTTGACTTGCCGCTTTTTTAGCAACATTTATTTTGTCTGCACCTGATTCTTTAATTTTTGTTGGGTCAATTACTTTTTTAATTTCTTTTCTATTTTTTGTTTTTGTTACTAAATTACCAGTTCCCCTTAATAGTAAATTACCTAATACTGCCGCACTTGACTCTACTGCACCTCTTTCTACTCCTTTTCCAAATGTGCCGTCTTGTGACAATTCATTAGCTAACCCTAATGTAAAAGCATCACCTCCAAGATTTGCTGTAGTGTTTCTACTTGTTAATTTTGGCAATACTTTAGCAACTGCTGGTATTTTACCAAGCATTGCAAATGGTGACGCAAAACCTTGTGCGCCATATCCTGCCATTGTGCTAGCACCATATAATTCTGGCATACTTTCTTGATAAATTTTACTTAAATTTTGTTGTGATTTTTTAGCTTCATCATATGTAATATTTGGTGACAAACTAGACAATCTTGCCGCTGCTTTACCTGGCAAGCCAAAACCAATAGTATTAGCAGCATTCATACCAAGTGCAAGTTTTGCAGCTGGGTCGGTATATGCTTGCATACCTTGTTTGCCTAATTTTTTTAATATGTTTTTGTCACCATAATCATTGCTTAGTGCGTTCATATCAACGCCTGTAAACCTGCTTATGTTAGGTTCGTTATTATTTTGCCGCAAATCTATTGTCTGCAATTTGTTACGCAAATCTATTGTAAGTTTATCAGCCATAATTCTACCTTAAATTTGAACTATATACATCACGATAATTTACAGCTTGGTCTGTCATACGTGCATCTGCGTACTTTGAATCCATAATTTTTTGCAATGTATTTTGATATTCTACAAGCGCTTTTTTATAACTTTTTGCATCAACACTTCTACTTAATCTTGCCCGTGCTGCTGCAACCTGTTTGCCTTCATACTCAGTAATTTGACCACCGCCTTTAAGTGATTGATATGCGCTTTCATAAGCTGTACCATCAACTTGGTCTAACATTGAAATAATTTCATTGTTTCTTGTAATTGTAGCGTTTTCACCTATGTTACCTGCAGCTCCTATGCCTCTTACAATATTACCAGTAATACCCTTACCACCTTGGAATGTACCCAGAACCCTATTAAGTTCTTTATCTGGTAGATTAATAATATCTTGTGCTACATTCCAAGAATTACCTACAGCAGCAGTTTGACCTGCTATTGTACCTTGTATTTCACCAATATATTTGCCTCTAGCTTTTGCTATTGCACTTTCTTCTTCAGTTAATTTTACATCATTTAAACTGTTTTGATATACAGTACGCTCGTAATCTTCTTGTGCTTCAGATTTTCTTAAATCAGAATCGTATTTTGCCAATTTTTTTTGTGCATCTGTTTTTAACGATAAATAATCTACACTGTTTAGATATTCTGTTTCATTATCATCTATTGTATCTGCTCTGGTACGTGCATAAATTATATCTTCTCTTTCAATTGTATTTGCTCTGTTACGTTCATAAATCTTATCTTGTCTTTGTCTTTCATCTCTTAAATCTAATTGACCTTGCAATCTATTAGCTTCAGTTGTTAATAATCCGCGCTCGTCTAAGAATTGCTCTCTATCAGCTGCACGTCTGCCTTGTATTGCACTTTGCACTTGTTGTAATCTATTACGATTTTCACCAGGTATACCAAAGTTATCTGATAACACACCACCTAATAACTGTAATCTATCACCCATAGTCGTACCAGGTGCTTCATACTTTTTATTAATTTTGCCGCGCAATTCATCTAATTGCTCTTGTATGGTTTTTGGTTTTTCTTGTTCACCAAATGGTACTTCTACAGCATTGTTTAAGCTATCTTGTAGCACACCACGGCCTTCAGGTATTGTTAAATCATTACGAGCTTCAGGTATTGTTATATTACCTTCTGGTACATTAAAACCTTGTTTATCAAGCAGTAATTCCTCTTGTTCTGTTGGCTTTCTCATTTTTTTATTTAATGGACTCAATGTTGGTATTGGCACATTGGTACTTGCAAATTTTGGTCTGCTTATAGCTCCCGAAAGTATTGTACCTATTGGTTGTTTAACATCAGTTTTTGTGTCATCAGTTTTTGTGTCATCAGTTTTTGTGTCATCTTGCTTTGCATTTGTTGCATTCACTTTTTGTTTAAAATAATTTACTACTTCGGCTTCAGACAAATTACTTGGCGCAGCCATAGTAACTTCTCCTTCGTCTGTTAATACATTATATTCTGTAAATTCATTTTTTTTTGGCACTCTAAGACTAAAACGTCCTATTGTTGTAGGGTCATTTTCACGTAATACTGCTAACGCCTCATCAGATAATTTTGGCTTATTAACAACAGGCAACATCATATTAGTTGGTACTTGTGCGCCAATTCTTGCTTCTTCTTCAGGTGTATTACGCCTACTTAATCCACCAAGTAAACTTGCTAAAAATCTAGTATTCATTTTAATTGCCGCCTTTTTTGCCAATTTTACCTAGTAATCCATTAAACATACCACTACCTAGCGCATCACCTAACAAGCCGCCTATACCAGGCCCACCTGTTTGTGTTACTGTGCTTGTACTGTCTACGACTTGTGGTGTACCGCCTAAAATTGATATTTGTGCATTTGCTCTACGATATCTATCATTATAAGCATTCATAAACTGTTCATATTCTGCTGCTAAACGCTCTTGCTCTACTTGCCTTTCCAATGCGCCCATTTCCTGCTCAACACCTAATCGACGTAAATCGCTATCTGATAATTGACCAGCCATATCAGCTATTTGCCCAGCACCTCTCATACGTAACTCTGCACCACTCATATCAGCAGCTTGGTTAGCTAAATCTGCTTGCATTTGCCTTTGTGCATCTGCTTGTACACGATTAGCAGCATCTTCATAACCCTGACTACGTAACTCTGCGGCAGTTTTTGCAGCTATTTCAGCAAAATTACGTGTATTCTCGGCTTGTTGTATTGCTTGCCTAGAACCCCCAAATGCAGATGCTTTAGATGCCTGTGCGTCAATGTTTTCAGCACTAGCCATTTCTTTGCGCTCTATATCACTTAATGCATTGCCAATAACGTTTTCCATGTATGGGTTCATGTATCCGCTTATGTCAGCATCAGTAAAACTTTGCGCTTGTACTTCACTAGGTGTGTAATCTGCACCGCGTTGTGCCATTGTTAAACCTTGTTCAACTAAACCGCGATTACTTACATCATTTGCAATGTAATTTGATAGTGAATCGCGTTGCAAGTCACCTATGCCAGCCACACGTTGTCCTGTGTATGGCGTGTACTCTTGCCCTGTAAGTTGATTTATATTGCCTACAGCAGACGTTATCATTTGTTGTGAAAACGGGTCTAAAGTATTATCTTTTTTTTCTACTGTTTTCTTGCTACCGCCCATTAGAGCCTCCATATTAAAGTTTTGCCATGCTCAACAAAACCAAGTTTTTTTAATAATCTGTTCCAACCCTTGCGGTGGTCAAATGTCATAATAAAGTCACCGCCTAAGTCTTTTACGTATTTTTTTGCAGCATCTACTAAAAGATAAAAATCTTTTAAATCGCCACCATATAGCCAAACATTTAATCCAACAGTTCCATCAGATTTGTTAGCTATTTGTGTTATTGCAGCGCTGTTATTAGCGGGCCAATATTGTGCCTCACTATTTGCAACAGCTTTTTTTACATCATCATACGTGTGTTTATGCCCTGAACGTGCTAGTGCGTTCACAATTTGTTCTTTATGATTATCTATGTTTACAATGCTGTCCAAGACAATACTCCAGAGTTATTAATACTTGCACTGTAACGTGTTCCGTTAGGGCTTGTCAGTATTAATCTATTATTTGCGTTTATATTTATATCTTCATTAATCTTACGTGTTTGCGTCATTTCATATGTAATATTACGACGTGTTTCTGTTTCATTTACTGCATCGTATGCTGGCATTGCATCAGGTAGCCTCATCGTTTGCTCCCTGGTTTAACTTCAATACGCGGTACACCAAGCCTCCAATTAGTTGACTCTGCACCTATTGCCTTAACAAGCATTTGTCTACCATGTACTCTTATTGGTACAGGCTGCCTAGTTGCTGTGTATGGCCCAAAACTACGCTCTGTGCCGTTAGGGTACATTTTAGTTTTAAATGTCATGCTTACGTCGCCCTGTGCGCTTTCATCAGGGTATAAAAACGTAAGATTAGAACTATTTTCACCCGTACCTAATTCTACAGGGCCATGCTCAATAAAACTAACATCGCCATTATGGTCATAACCAAACTCATGGTCATATATCTTGCCACTAGCATCTACAGCTATTGGATATGGTAATGGAGCTTTGTCTGTCGCACATAATCGCGATAAACTGCCTTTATTCCAATGTCCTTCTCTGTAGTCATAAACCACATATTTGTCATTTTCAGTGCTATCAGCACTAGGGTAAAACCACCAAACCTCACCAAATGATGCGTTATGCCAAGCAGTAACTTTACTAATTTGCGCTCTGTTAATATCTTTAAATACTGCATCATGTACGTCGCATTTTATAGGTTGGCTATAACCTGTATAAACATAAAAGTTTTCGTGTGACATCCAATATGCTGCGCCATCAGCCGTTGTCACCGCACCAGCGGATACTAAACCACCACCAGCATTATCTTGTGGGAATCCATAAACTAATGGCGGCCCTAAATATACAACGCGCCATACG